CAGCGGACGTGTGCGCCGCGGAACGCACCGCCGACGTACTGATCGAGCACCTGGAGCAGCTGCGCCCGGTCGCCGCCGTTGATGTTGATGGTCACACTGCCGGCAGCGGTGGCGCCGTGCGGGATGATCATGCCGCTGACCTTCGGCACGAACAGCTCGGGACCGCGCTCGCCGACCATGTAAGGCGTATACGCCGACACCGGGCCGCCGGCGGCCTTGCCTCCCGGTCCCTTGTGGCCGGGGTCATGGCCGGGGTCGTTGAACGCAACGCGCGGGTCAAAGTTGCGGTTCCAGCCCAGCGTCCAGGCGCTGCCCGCATTAGCGCCGGCGGTGTAGGCAACGCCGGTGATCTGCTCCCACTGGAGCTTGAGCGTCGCTTCCTGCTGGTTGATGACCGTTACGATCTCCGGCGCGTTGGAGTGCAGCCCCTTGGAGTATTCGAGCGTGGCGAGCGCGCCTTGGATCTTCGCCTTCGCCTGCTCCAGCTCCAGCGGGTGGTCGATGGCCCACGTCACCTTGTCCATCGCCGCGTCGACTACGTCGGTGTTGTTCTGCAGGGCGCTGGCGAGGTCGCCGGTAATGGATTGCGCCGACTTATACCAGATCTTCTGCTTCGCCAGCGCGTCGGCGGCGTCCTGGGCGATCTTCTCCATGTCCTTCGGGAACTGCACGGCGAGGCCGGACTGCGTCATGCCCTCACGGACGTCGTCCGCCAGGTGCTCGGCGATGCCGGTTTGAGCCCCCTGCGCCGTGGCTGCACCCGCGTGTTGGCCGAGCAGGTTCCAGGGACTAAAGCCCTGGTTGCCGGTCCCGTTCGGGTTGCCTGCGCCCGCCTGCGTGATCGCATCTGATCCGGCCTTGCCGATGGCCACTAGCGCCAGCGGCCCGAGCGTCGTGAGGATGCCGCTTGCCATCGCTGTGCCGATGGCTGCTCCCACGGTTGTACCTGCAGCCGCGAGCGGCAGTTGCATCGCCAGGATCGCGGCAGAGGCCCTTGTAATCGCCCCTACCCCGTATGCCGCGAGCGTGCGCGCCTCCATCTCGATGAAGCCGAGTGCCGTGCCCACGGCGGCACTCGCCGCCCTTACCGTGGCGTTGCCGGCGACCTTGTCGATGGCGCCCTTTATCACCCCGGCGAACGGCTCGGCCAGGTCGAGGGTCAGGAACGCGCTCGAGAGCAGGCTGTTGAGGTCCGTGCCGAGTTGCTTGTCCAGCGCCCGGACCGCCTGCAGGATCTCTGTCTGAGAACCCTGGATGCCCTTGGCGATGGTGCTGCCGATGCCCTTGACCTTCTCGCTGAAGCCGCCGACCGAATCCTGTGCGTCTTTTAGCCCGCTCTGGAAGTCACGCGCATCGACGCCGAGGGTGACGGTGAGATTGCCGAGTGAGCCTGCCATCAGCTGAGCGCTGCGACCTTCTCAATCAACGCCTTGATCTTGGTAGCCATCGTGTCGGTCGCCTTCACTCGCGTCGCCTCATAGGCAGGCCGAAGCGTCGGGCGTGGCGCTTGCTGGATACCGCCCGCGTAGTGGCCGAACTCCAGGCGTGGCGCGTAGTCGCGGGGGTGATCCTCACCCGGCCCCAGGGGCACCTCGAGCGGCAGGCCGACCCATGCCGTAGCTCCATCGACACCAGGCCTCGAGCGCACGCCGACGGCTTCTATGTAGTGCGCCGTACCGGGGCCGTACCCGATCTTTGTCGCAATCTGCATCGTCCACTCGTCAGCGATGACCCGCGCCGCTGCCTCGGTCGCCTGAACCAGCAGGTCGTCGCGGACGCTCTTGCCGAGCGCCTGCAGCTTCTTCGCGAGCTCGGGCCCGCCCTCGACGTAGCCCCACGCGTTGACGCCGCCCGGCTTGCCCTGGACGTTGTTAGCCACGACGGCCACCGAGCATCGCCATAACCGCGTCGACCTTGTGCCGCAATTCGACCGGCGTCGGAGCCGGCTTGCGCTCCTGGCGCCACGGCAGCGCGGCGAGGAAGTCGGACGCGGACGGCAGCGGCGTGCCTTTCTTGGCACGGTTCAGCAGCCTGACGAGCAGGTCCATCATCAGCGCGTGGCGAATATCGGCGCGCTCAGCCTCGTCTGGGTCGAGGCGCATCGAGGCGAGCCACTGCGCCGCCTCCACGCTGTCCATCCCGGCCTGCAGGGTCGCCACGCTACGCCCCGAACGACGGGCTGCGACTAGCCACTGTCGCCGCTCGGGGTCGCTTTTAGCGCTTCGTCGGCTGCCGTTTCCCGGCTCAACCCGGTCAGGCGCAGCGCGACCGTCGAGAGCCGGTCGATGACCGGCGCGGGCAGGCGCGAGATGTCCTCCGCAGGCGAGCCAAGCGACGCGGCGATGACCTTGAGCTGGAAGCTCAGCGCCTGCTCGGGGTCGGTGATATCCGAGTCCTTGAGCGACGCCGCGAGCTTGGCCCGCTCGAGCCCCGTGACGGCATGCAGTTGGAGTTGCATGCCGTCGCCGTATTCGGGAACGTTGACGTCTTCGAACGGCAGCGGGAGGTTCAGCAGCTCATCTAGCGAAACCAGCCGGTGACCGTTCTTGGCACCGCTCACGAACCTGACGGGTTGAAGACGGGTGCGCCGGTGACGCGCAGCGTCACCTCGGCGGCCAGGTGGCCGTCGACGGGCGCGCTCATCTCGAAGCCGGTGCAGTAGGCCGCGAAGTCCCACGATGCGCCATCGCCCGAGGTTCCGGTCTCGTCGGGGTAGGTCATGATGTAGTCGTCGAGCGTGCGGTCGTCACATGCCGTGAACAGCGCCGAGTGGCCGCTGTTATCGGGATCGAAGACGAGCGGGAAGCTGATCTCGCCGGTGCGCTTGATCGTGGCGATGAACTCTTCCGTGTGGTCGGGCGAATCGTGGTTGGTGATCTCGTCGGTGTCGGTCGAGAGTTGCGGGCCTGAGATGTCCTGTATCTGTCCGATCGGCGTGCCGTTGATGCTGATGGTTGTGCCCATCGTCGGGACTGCGGTGCTTGCCACTTTCTACGTTTCTCCTTGCGCTCTATCAGGTGTTGGCCAGTTCACGAGCTGGTAGGCGTCTCCTCCTGGTAGGCCACTCTGAAGTCGAGGATGCGGCGGTAGCGGATCTGGCCGCCCTTGATCTCCTGCGGCGTGGTGTCGAAGTCGACCAACAGGGCGGCCCAGCCGATGTTCACGTCGCCCATCGGGCCGTGGTAGCCGTCGAGCGCGTAGAGCAGGCGGGTGGCGATCTCGTCGACTTCCTTGTCGTTGTCGGCGAAGGCATCGATCTGGATACGCCGCTCGACGAGCGAGCGCCGGTTGCTGTGCGTCTGGACCGTGCCCCCACCGACGAACGACTGCACCAGCGCCGGCATCATTGGCCGGATGGGCAGCCGTCCGTCGTGAACGGACACGTTGACCGTGTCTCTGAGGTAGCCATGCAGCGCCGCTCTGAGAGTCACGCGACACCGAACGTGCGCCGATGGCCGAAGAGCAATGACATGTAGATGCGGTCCTGGCGGAGACTGCGCCAGCCGTCATCAGGAGCATTCACGCGCAAGACCTGAACGGCCCGCAGAGCGGCCTGTCGCAACCGCTCGTCGGGCTCGTCCTCGTCCTCATCCCAATCGCCGACGTCCTGCTTCACGCCCTCGATCGCTGCATCGAGAGCGTGTGTCAGGTGATCCTCGATCTCCTGACTATCGCCAAGATCAAGCAGCAGCATGACCTCGGCGACGTCAGGCCATTCCGCCATCGGTCGGGCTTAGCTGCCCAGACCGTATGAGGTGAACGCGGCCGGGTAGCGCGGCATGAAGAACATGAACCCGACCAGTCCGAGGTCGCGACCTGCGAGCTCCGGGTTGTCGGTCTCCAGCCGGTAGGTGCCGTCCTCGGCCCACGCGAAGCCGCGTGACGGGCCGGCGATGGCATCCACGGTGGTCATCTGGGGAACGTGGACGACGCGCAGGCCGCTCACGGTGCCCGAGATGCCGCCCGCGGCGTTGATGTTGGACACGATGCCGCCGTACAGCGGCGCGTTGCTCGCGGTCGCCTTGGCGTCGATGAACTTCGCCAGTGCGCCGGTGCTCAGCCACAGCGTGTCCGGCGCGACGTTCATGGCTTCGTAGGCGTTGACCCACGCGTCGCCGAGCTCGAGATCGCTCGGGCTGAGCAGCCCGCCTTCGTGGACGGCCGTCTCGTCGAGCAGCGCCTCGAGCGCCTTCGCCTCGGAGACCTGCGCGTACTGGTTCTCCATGTCTTCCCAGATCAGCGCGTTGGCCGTTGCCGTGCCGCGCTTGATGAACTGGAGTGACACGTCGACTGCGCCGGCGATCGTGACCATGTCGTAGGTCGTCGGCGTGGTCTTGAGCGCACGGTTGGCGACCTGCGTCTTCTCGGCGCTCTGGACGTCCATCTCGGTGTGCTGGGTGATCGAGGGCACCTGGACGCTGGTACCTGACGCCGGTGCCGGCACTTCGCGGGTGCTCGACAGGAACGGACGCAGGATCTTGATGTCGCCCGCGAGCTCATCGATCAGCGCCGGCGGGAACAGGCCCTCGTTATCGGCGACAGTCACGTCGTCGAGCACGCGGAACTGCTCCGCGAGGTCGGCGGGCGGGCGGTCATTGGTGCGCTGGTAGGCGAACCGCTGGAGCCAGACGTGCGGCGCGATCTTCTGCGGCGTCGGGTCCGGCGCGGGGACGATGACCAGCTTGCGGGCCTGCTCTTCGAAGTCGGCGCGCATCTGGGTGATCTGCTCTTTGGCCTCGTCCTGGCTCGCCTTGATCGAGTCGACGAGCGGCGCGAATGCGTCGGCGCCGATGGTCACCGCGACGTTGACGGGCTGGGCCTCGGGAGCGGGAGTTGCTTCGGGTGGCATTGGCTTGGACTCCTCAGTTGGTTGCGAGCGGACTGCAAGAACGGCCGCCAGCTCGCCATAGGCCGGCCGATAGGTGAGGGAAACGCCGGGCAGTCCTGCCCGGTGATGGGTGCGCATCCGGCGACCGCCCACGGTGCGAACCTGGGTGCCGCCGGGTACTTCGATGAACTCGGCCGAAACGCCGCGGATGATGCCCTCGCCCGCGAGCGCGAGCAGTTCGTCGCCGGAACTCGTCTTGGCTACGCGGACCGTCAAAACCGGTCCGATGCCGTCATCGCGGAGGGCCGTGCCGCGACCGACCGGGCGCCGGACGAGCACTGGCTGGCCACTCTGTCCGAGACCGATGTGCGCCTCGTGCTCGAGACCCATGAGCAGGGTGCTGGACGGGTCCAAGTCATCGAATGCGCCGCGGGCGAACTGCTCACGGCCCTGCTGGGTGTCGATCGCCGTGTCCCACGGGAATAGGCGCAGGTCAAGCTCACGCTTCGCGGCGTCGCGTACTTCGACCGTCGTCTCGAGGTCGAGGGACCAGACTGTCTGCTCGTATGAAGCGCCGGCGCGCACCGGGCCGCCAGCTGCCCTGTCAGGACTCGGCATCGTCCTCGGCCTCTTCGTCCTCGGCTTCATCAGCCGCCTTGACGTTCGCCTCGGTCTCGGTGTCCGAGTTCTCGACGGGGATCTGTTCTAGTTCATCGCTCATGGAAAAGGGCCTCCAACGCTGCGCTCTGCGGCCGCATGCGCGAAGGCCCCTACATCTGGCTCTAGCCCGGACGGGCTCTCGGCCTATTCAGTCCTGACAGGATTATGCAAGCGCTATCTGCATAGTGTCAAGCCGCGACGGTCAGGGCCTTGCAGTCGCGACAGCGCAGCCGGTATGGCACGGTGGCGAGCTCGGCTAGGAACCGCCCACAGCCGGAGCACCGGACGTCGCTCGCCGAGCGGGCCATCTCCAGAGAGGGGAGCGCCTGCGGTGGTGAGTAGGGCACCGGTGCGTTCTCGACGTTGCTTCCCGCCAGACCCTCGATAGCACGAGGCTCGGACGGGTCGCTGTAGACGCCAGAGCGCAGGCCTGACTCGTAGACCTCGAAGCGCGTCTTGATATCGGCGCGCAGGATGGCGTTTGCGTTGAAGCGCGTCGACCAGGAGCGCGGCAGCTGGTCGGTAATCATCTGCTCGACCGGCTCGAGGTAATCGGGGATGAGGCACTGCTTGAGCAGTTGATCCATGAGCGACACGACGTTGAGATAGGTCAGCGATGAACCGCCACGCGAATACTCCAGCAGCGCGCCGGGAATGCCCCACATGCGCGCGCCCTCGCCGGCATTCCAGTTGCGCGCGTCGAGCATCTGCGCCGCGCCCTCGCTGACCTTCGTGCCGAACTCGGACACCGTGATGCCGCCCGACGTCACCTGGGGCATGTTGGCGGGGGTGTTCGTCCACGCCGTCTTGAGGTCTTCGGCCTCCTGCTGCTCGAGCTCAAGGTCCGAGTGAACAATCACCCGCGGATTGCCGCCCGAGGCGTAGAAGTTCGCCGCCCACTCCTGGCTCTCGACAGCCGCTGAGATGGCGGCTCCGCAATACTGCAGTGGCCCCTTGCCGCGCATCTCGCCGAGCTCTTTGGTCAGGAATACCGCAGTGGTGTCGCGCGTCTTGTCCTTCTGCCGCCATATCACGGTCGGAGTCAGCCAGTCACCCTCGACGCGGACCTCGCGACTCGGCAGCGGGATGAGGCTCATGGCCTTGCCATCGTTATCCCGTGAACCAACCCACTGCCAGTTCTCGCCGCGGGTCGCCATTGACCAGCCCGTCTCGCGCAGGTAGTCGCGCGGCGTCGAGAATGGGTTGGGGCGGACGATCAGCTGTGGACGCTCGTCGTCGGGAACCTTTTCGCCCTTGTAGTAGCCCTCTAGGGTGAAGATGCCCATGACGTTCGAGATGAGCTTCACGGCCGCGAAGAACGCCGGCACTCCCAGCGCCTCGGCGATTTCGGCTTGACGCCACGGCCGCTCGCCGTACTGACGCGAGCGCAGCTTGCTGATCTGATCCTCGATCGACGTGCGCATCTGCACTGGAGGGTGATTCCACGGTTCAAGGGCCATTGCGTGAGTAACGCGGTCCCAGAGGCTCATCAGTACACCTTCGACTTACGTTGTGAGGGTTCGGTGGCGAGATAGATGGCACGGATGGCCGCTTCGCTGGCGGTGGTCGGTCGTTCAGCATCGGCGCGGCCTGCGAACCAGCCGTTGGATGTCTCGCGCCTCACCGTGTAGGCAAGGTCGGTGGCAATGGTGCCGTCATCGTCGTGATGGAGGCGGCCGCCGGTTACTTCGCTGATGAAGCGCATGCCAGCCTGAAAGTACTCAGCCCCGTTGATTGCCTTGGCGTTGGGGAAGTGGCGCGCAAGGTCCCGATCCGTCCAGGGGTCGTAAGCGACCTGGCTGACTTTGTACTGACGAGCCAATGGCTTGAGATCGGCGGCAAACGCGTCCAGGTCAACGGGCGCGAGGGTGTCTTCGGCGAAGCTGCGCACGTAGCTGTGCGAGTCGTCCTTCCAGGCGATGACCGCGCTTGCTCGACGCCCTTCCGGATCGACCTTGATGCCCATGACCGGGGCGACTGGATTGCTGACCGAGCCCCGAGCGCGCTGCCACTCGATGTCATCAACGACACGCGGCTGCAGCGTCGGCACGGAG